CTTTCTTGAGCTCCTTTGCTTTATCTTGAACGTCGGCAATTCTATTTACACGAAACTCTTCTTCTATATCCTGAGTGCAGGTAGGACATACCGTATTGTCTGTGAAAAACTTATGCTCCTTGGTAATTGTTGCTACTTTTTGAGTAATTTTACCTTTAAGATTGTTTAGTTTCTTTAACTTTTCAGAAGCACCTGCCAACTCTTCCTGCTGCTCATTTAATCCATATACTCTATCCCTAGCATGTTCATTCTTAGATGTTAAAATACATATATCATCACCAAGGTCTCTACTCCTTTTCTTCTTTTCTGCTATATCATCCTTTCCTCTTTGCTCAATCTCTTCAATAAAATTTTGCTGCATTCCCATCTTATCTTTAATATTAGATTTCTTCAAATCTAAAGATTTTATCTTCTCTTTTCTAAGACGTATATTATCCTTAATAAGATTATTCATTGCAGAGAATATTCTAATATCTAAAAGATCTTCAATTACATCTCTACGATTAGTACCAGTCATTTGCATAAAGGGCACAAAACTACTACTACCCAAGATTACAAGTTGAGTAAAAGATTTATAATTTACTTTTAAAATATTATCTTCTAATATTCTTTGGTTTGATCTATCATCTGCTTCTTTATGAAGTGGATTACCATCTACTTCAATGTCAAATATATTTGGTTTTATTCCTCTTCTTACAAGATAATCACGATTATTAACAGCAAACTCAATCTCTACAACACATTCTCTTTCATTAGTAGTATTAATTAACTGACCCTTATTAACTTTACGAAATGGTTTATTAAACAAAGCAAAGGTAAGTGCATCCAACATAGTGGATTTTCCAGCACCGTTTGTTCCGATAACCAAATTGGTATTATGTTTTTGAAAATCTATATCCGTCCACTGATTTCCTGTAGAAAGAAAATTCTTCCATTTAATCTTTTGAAATGTTATCATTAGGTGGTATCACAAAATCATTAGGTGTAATTACCGCATACTTATAATTATACACCTTACAAGTCTTTATGGCAAGTGCTCCATCAACTTCTACAACGTCCATTACACTATCTTCTACATCTGCTAAATCACGCATCATCATAGCATATCTAACAGCATCATCTTCTTGTTCAAATAAAAATAAAACTTTTTCACCATATTGGTCTGAGACGGCATATGCACCGTCATCCTTTTTATCTTTAAGAGTAAGAAGGAACATTTACTCTACCTCGCAGGCTTGTCTATATAAATCCTTAAAGATACCTTTGATAATGTTCTTATCTAAATCAAACTCCGACTCATCAATATAACGATTTAAAATAGATAGAGTATTTTCATCTTCATCTATTTCAAAATCTGCACTTTCTTGAATATCAAAATTTTCAATTATTTTTAAATCTTGTA